ATGGCCTTACGCAATAGGCCAGACGAACGCGTCATCTCAAGTACTAGTTGATTCGAGACTCGATCGGAAGCATCACTCAGGTCGAGTGTTGCCAAGTCACCGTAAAGTGACCCCTTGGCGGCCATACGCTGGTTAGGCGTCTGGTCGTCAAATCCGAGAAAGGAATCAAGATGGAAATCCTTGATCCCTTCGAGGATAAGGGGGAGGAGGGACTGCTGTGCATATTGCATAGCAGTCGGCTCTATCCCGATTATCCTCGGAGTCTTGAGCGTTTTAGGGACGGATATTACCCTAACGGGTATTTCCGCCTCAGGCTCGAGGATGTCGACTACGGCCAGCTCCTCGAAATACGAGGGAGTTGGAAGGAGGTAACTTTCGATTGGAAAGCTCTCCTCCAGCCGTCTGGGCCAAGTACGCTGTCTGTATTTTGCATTCCCATGCAATCTATCAGCAGTCGCACCTGGACCATGCTTTGGAACGGGCGGATCGAGATAGATCTTTCGATCTATCGAGATAAGCACGTCCCTGAAAAGGATTGTCGATACACGGCGGAATGCCTCCAAATCAATGGGGCTACGACGTGCATCTTCAACCACGACATCCTGCTCACACTCGATGTACCCACGGTACGCAGCCTTCTCACGCGCATCACTGCACGGGAGCAGGATCTTACTATACATTAGCGAAAGCTGACGTATAGCAATTATTGCGTCCGTACTAGGGTCATCAAGCAACACACCAGAATCTCGGTCAAACACAAGCTCCAGGAAACCTCCGAGAAATCGGGGGAGACCTCTCATCCTATGGAAACCATAGAATGAGCTGGGAGCCACATAACCTCGGTCAAGACTTTCTTCAAAGTCTTTTCCGAAGTTAGCGAGGGTTATCGTGAGAAACGAGAACCCCTCGTGCTTGACACGAGTCATGACAGTTTTAATGTCATGGGTGGTGCTTGTGCGACATCTGGTTGCGGATTCTTCCGCAACCATAACCCAAAGGCGGATATCATCCGCCCTCGGGCGTTGGAGCCGTTGTTGGCTTTTCATAGCCCGTTCTCCTTAATCAGGGGGACGTTAGCTATCCAAGCCCACAACATTTAACTACAGTACCCTTACCTGATACGAATTACATACGTACCAGGCGAATCCAGAACGTCATCAAGACGATTTGGATCAGAAGGAATACTGTGGCACTCCTTGACAGCATCGTCAATGTGGACAGGGCACTTAGTTGTCATCCCAGGGACTGGGAAGATAACCTTCGTACCATGCTCTTCTTCGCTCGCAAAAAGTAGTGTGAGCAAGAAGATCACTATGACGACCAGGCAAAGCCAGCGCGCAAACTGATTTCTTTCTAAGAACAGAAAGAACCAGACATGCGGCAGGTCTCGTTGGTTCCCTTTTCCCCTTGCCAATTGCTGGTGAGTCCTAGGACTCGCCGGCAAGCAGCTTGGTGATCAGGGCATCCGTCGAGGCAGTGAACGTGGCCTTGAAGCCATCGTAAACCGCCTTTGCCTCCGTGGGCGTGTAACCCAGCACAGGGACGTCAAACACGATGTAGTTACTCATCGACAGTTTGGCGTTCTGGGCCGGGATAAACAAGTCCGCGGCGATCTTGGAGTGGTCGACCCGGAGCACCCGACGTGTCCGACGCCCGTAGGCGTGGGACGCAGTCAGGCGAACCAGACCGTCCGATGACGTGTACTCGCTCTTGTTGTTCTGGACGTTAGTCCGAGGCAACGAGACCGGGGTACCCGAAATCGTGATGGACTGGGGGTCAGCAAATGCCATAGGCATGCTCCTTTGTGTGTGCTATAATAACACACTTTGGTGGTTGTGCAGTAGACCTACACTATCTGCGCCGGGAAATTCCAAGCGCAGCTAGGATCGAGGCCTGGAAGGTCGATAGACCCTCCCAGGTTACCCCGAAACCAAAGGGGTTAGCCTGACGTCTCACCTTCGTCTCAGTGACGAGAGTGAGAGGGCCAGCAGGAACTGGCTTACCATTAATACGGTAGCCCGATCGTTCCTGATAATAGGTACGTGCTCTGATGGAATGTTCCATCAGGTACCCATAATGCATAACCAGGCCGCCGGTTCCGAAATCAGAGACGTTAGAAATCACGTCTCCGGTATTCGAAAACCAGTCGACTGCCCAGCTCCACGGGGTCAGTTCCCAGACAGTGTCTGGCGTAGGGGTTAGGCCGAGTCTATCGGCCAGGAGCGCAATACGACCTATCTTACTCCGACTATCGTACTCGGAGGGCAGGTAGTAAGTAAACGCTCCCGAAAACCATCTACGGATGGAGGTTTCCTCCACCACCGAAACTGAACTCGCGCCCCCAGTAGAGGGTTGAAAAAGATTTCCCGGCCATGCCAAAGCGGCAAGGATCGGGTTATCATTCTCAATCCAATTACTGGAAGATGTTTCGATTGGGAACTCGTAGCGCCGTCTAACGACCTTACCGCTATCACGTTCGTACTGTGCAAGCACAGTATCGAATTTGGTAACGACATTAGCGAAATCAGTGATTTCGTTAATGAGGGGTCGCCAGCCAAATTGGACATTCAAGTAGTCGCTTGATGCGTCTCTTGCAATTCCATTTCTGGCCTTCCAGCTCTGGCTACCTATAAGGTGAGGGAGACCCTCACGATATAGTTCACCAAGAGCTTGAGCGGCGTCCACGGGTGGATTAGTGGGCTTACATCGGGCGATGGCGGTAGCCCCGTACTCATCGAGATCATCGTTAGATGACCTCGCAGAGGGCGGGAAATACGGCCATACTCGACCATCCGATTTTGGAGGCTGCATTTGCATTCGAGGAATCATTACCCCGTTATAACGGAGGTATTGCTTC